TTTCTATCAAGTCGGGATTGTAACCGTTTAAAGCATCTACTGCGGCTTGTATCTCTGGCTGCAAGTCCCCTGTGACTATTACTTTCGTATCTTTCTTCCTCAAGTCATGCCACGCGTTGTCTATTACGTCATGTTGTTCGTCTTTTACTGTCTGTAAGTCATAGTCGCCGAAGTGTACTTCCCATGCTTCTCCGTAATTAACAAGGAGTGTGTAATATTTGCGAGAATTAGTCATTGTCTTAGTCTCCGTTACTTGTGTTCACTAGTGCTGCATTACTGGGGCTGCTAGTATTAGTCCTAGTGGTAAGCCCGCCATTATTCCGAATAATACACCGTCAATTACTCGCTCGCTTTTGCTTTGATCTCTGTCTCCTATCCAATAAAACACCAATGAAAGCCCAATCATGGTGCCAATTACTGTAAACATTTTCCAATCCTTTACTTCCATTTGACATTCAAACTGCCCCTCACTTGGGACAGCAGATAGAACAATCGACAAGTCAAACGGTTCCATTACTATCCCGCAACAACAGGTCGGGACTGTGTGGCTGGCCTAACACACAGGGAGAACGCCCTAGGCACGTAAGTAGAACGGAGGGGGATCAGAGGGTGGGGGGAGGGGATCGAATCGCCTGATGTATTGATGAGTGAAAGTCTACCTCAACCGGGAAATAAAAAATTAAAAAATAACTAAACCATTTAAAAGCGATTACAGAGCAAATCCCCAGTATCTGCTACCCACGTAGCCAACAACCCCAAAAACCTTCTGTAATCGCATCCTACGAAGCCTCAGACACATTTCAAACCCTGACTCAATCCCCCTGTTCCTGTCGACAGGTTTTTATACTACTAGTTAACAAATCTGTTAACAAGGTAATTAGTTAACTGTAAATTGTTTACTACAACTGTTAACAAGTATGTTAACTAACATGTTAACTAGTTAGATATTTTAACAACATTTTTCTCTTTTGTCAAGTCTTTTCTTTTTGTCGAAATAAAAATGAAGACAAAACAAAAAAGTTCTTGACTTTCGCTGTCGGATTTGTTATAATATGTGTAGAGGGATTAGGAGAACAAATAAATCACAAATAAAAAAATACAATCAGAAGTCGAACAGGATGAAGAGGAAACCCTTCGTTCTGTTTTGTCGTATCGACAGAAGAAGTGGTGCAAAGAATTCATCGTCGACTACAACGCAACAGCAGCGGCTCGAAGGGCTGGCTACAAAGATACTCCAATGATCGACAGGCAGGCGTATCAACTCCTCCACAATCCCAAGTGCATCGCTTACGTCGACTATCTCGACAAGGAAAAGGCTAAGTCTCTCAAAGAAGAACTCCTAACCCCTGAGTACGTCGTAAAGAAAATCATCAAGGCAATCAACAAAGCCGAAGAAAAAGACCAAGTAATGGCCGTCTTTCGAGGGGCGGAACTCCTCGCTCGTCATCTAGGTATGCTAACCGACAAGCAGGAAATCAAGACTGAAGAAACAGTCAATCTGAAAGTCGAAGAAGACGCCAAGTCCTTCACCGATCTCCTAAAATCCATCGCAAACAAAAAGAAAGAGCTTGAGGTAATCTAACCCTTTCGCCATGACAGAACAAATCTCTCCTGCCGACATTCTAGCCGGTCTGTCTCTGAGTGAAAGAGAAGAACTCCTAGCCAACCTCTCACCCGAGACACTCGCCGTTCTCCGTTACAACTGGGAGTTTTGGGCACGCCCTAATCAGCTTCCTCCTGAAGGCGACTGGACGACGTGGCTGGTTCTTTCAGGTCGTGGCTTCGGTAAGTCCCGAATGGGAGCAGAGTGGGTCAGAAAGATAGCCAAAGAAAATCCCGGCTGTCGCATCGCCCTAGTTGCAGAAACAGCCGCCGACGGTCGTGACGTCATGGTAGAAGGCGAGTCCGGACTTCTAAACATCGATCCTACACTCTCGTCTGACAGCTACCAGAAGACGAACAGAAAAGTCGTCTGGCCTAACGGTTCAATCGCCTATCTCTATAACGCAACCGAACCAGACCAACTCCGTGGACCTCAGCATCACTTCGCTTGGGTCGACGAGCTAGCCAAGTTCAAGTACGTCCAAGAAACTTGGGACCAGCTTCAGTTCGGACTCCGTCTCGGAAGCCACCCTAAGCAAATCGTAACGACGACTCCTCGTCCTATCCCAATCATTAAGAAACTCCTGAACGATCCAGATTGCGTCATCACAAAAGGCGCAACCAAGGATAACATGGCTAACCTCGCGGCACCGTTCATCAAACAGATTTACGACCGTTACGAAGGAACCAGACTCGGTCGACAGGAACTCGAAGGCGAAGTCCTAGAGGATATTCCGGGTGCTCTTTGGTCTAGAACCAGCATCGACGAAGCCCGTCGTCCAGAGGCCCCTGAGCAACTAGATCGCATCGTAATCGCAATCGACCCTAGCACTAGCTCTGAAGAACACTCAGACGAAACAGGGATAGTCGCGGTAGGATGTTCTCGCGACGCCGACGGTTACAACAGAGGTTACGTCCTAGCCGACAGGTCTTTGAGGGGAACCCCTGAAGAATGGGCCAGAAAAGCCGTAGCACTTTACAGGGAGTTCGAAGCTGACAGAATCATTGCTGAAAAGAATCAGGGCGGGGAAATGGTCGAGGCTGTCATTAGGGCAGCGGATCGTAATGTTCCGGTTACTCTTGTCCACGCTTCCCGAGGAAAGGCTGTCAGAGCTGAACCTATCTCCGCACTATATGAACAAGGTCGCGTCCACCACATTGGACGATTTGACGAACTAGAAGATCAAATGTGTACGTTCTCCGCCGACTACGACAGAAAGCACGGATCGCCTGACAGGATGGACGCCCTAGTTTGGGGTCTGTCCTATCTCTTCGAACGACTCACAGGACGTCGCCGTGTCGTAACGAAGGTGGAAGACAACGAATACACACTAAAAGACATAACAGGACGAATCAAAAATGACGTCTACAAAGGTAAGTCTGACACAGCTTGGATGGGTATGTAATGGCAATTGACACCGACAACGACAACGACGTAGATTTGGAAAAGGGCGAGCGCCTGTCGCTTCAGCTTTCCGAACGTGACGTCGATACGCCGTCTGACAGTTACGTCCCTGAGGGTTTCGACACAGTCGAAGACTATCTGAAAGACCTTCGTGAGACTTACAAGCTCGATCTTCAGGCTGACGACGACAACCGTGTAGCTGCAATGGAAGACAAGAAGTTCACTGCCGGTGAACAGTGGGACCCTCAGGTTCTTCTTCAGCGTCAAGGGCTTCCTTGTCTAAAGATTAACACGATTCCACAGTTCACTGCCCAGTTAGTAGGCGACTGGCGAGAGAATAAAATCTCAGTCAAGGTTCTTCCTGCTGAAGGCGGTGACAAAGACACGGCTGACGTACGTGCCGACTTGATTCGAAGCATCGAAACTAAGGCTCGTGCCCAAAGAGTCTACAACAACGCCTTTGAATCAATGGTTCAGTGCGGTGACGGAGCCTTTAGAGTCTCTGTTAAGTACTGTGGTGACGACGTATTCGACCAAGACATAACTGTTTCGCCTATCGACGACGCCTTGTCTGTCGTTTGGGACCGCATGTCGACTGACATCACAGGCAGAGACGCGAATCACTGCTTCGTAGACGACATGATTCCAGAGAACGAGTTCAAAACCCGCTGGAAAGACGCCGATCCTTCTCTTCTGAGCAAGGGCGACAAGAATATGTTGTCCGCCGAAGGCTGGATTGACAACAAACTCGTGCGTGTTACAGAACACTGGCGGTTGATTGAGCGTCCTAAGACTCTTATTCTCTTCAAAGACGGGACTATGTACCCTATCGACTCTGAAAAGAGCGCCATAGACCCTAAGGTTGTAGACGCTTTCATCGAAAAGCACGGTGATGTAGTCAAAATGAGGAACGCTCCGTGTACTTACGCACAGATGCACCTAGTTACAGGCTACAAAATCCTCGCCGGACCTTACGAATGGAAGCTAGACAGGCTTCCTATCATCAGAATGATGGGTCGAGTCACTGTCGTAGGAGACAGACGGGTCCGTTACGGCCTAGTTCGGGACATGAAAGACCCGATTCGTTACAGAAATTTCGTTCGTAGCGTCGCTGCCGAACAACTCGGCTACGCCCCTAAGGCTCAGTGGATTGCGCCTGAAAGTGCGGTCGAAGGACGTGAAGACGCCTTCCGTAAGGCCCATCTTACTCGCGATCCTCTCCTGATTTACAACGACGACGCCGAGGCTCCGCCTGAAAAGATCGAGCCACCGACGATTCAGACGGCTTTGCTCAACGAAGCCATGGTTGTCACGCAAGACATTAAAGACGTCACAGGTATTCACGACGCCTCCTTGGGAATCAAGAGCAACGAGACGTCCGGTAAAGCCATTCAGGCTCGTCAGCGTGAAGGTGACGTCTCAGCCCTGACTTACTACGACAACGGTAACGCCGCCGTCCTTGAAGCAGGCGATGTAATCAACCAGTTGATCCCACAGATTTATGACGGGACTCGAATCGTCCGTATCATTGGTGAAGACGAGTCGACTAAACTAGTTTCCATCAACGATCCGATGGACCCGAACTCGCCTAATCTAGCAACTGGCAAGTACGACGTCGCGATTTCAACCGGAGCGTCTTACACGACTCGCAGAGCCGAAGCCGGTGAAGCCATGATGAATGCTATTCAGGTTTGGCCACAGCTTATGGGTGTCGCCGGTGATCTCGTAGTCAAGGCTCAGGATTGGCCGGGTGCAGAAGAACTCGCAGACCGTCTAATCAAGACGATTCCTCCTGCGTTGCTGTCTGACAAGGAGAAGCAGGAAGTCGGAAATCAACCCGACATGAATGCCATTATGCAGCAGCAGGCTCAGCAGGGTGAGCAGTTGCAGAATGCGATGAAGGAGCTTCAGAAGCTTCAGCAAGAGAATCTCATGCTCAAGACCAAGGCAGCCGCTGAGGAACAGAAGGCCGAGATCGAAAAGTTCAAAGCTGAAACCGACAGGCTTGTGGCTTACGCCGACATAATCAAGGCCGGTGACGAAGCCAATCTGCGACAACTAGAAATTCAGGCCGAACAAGCCGACTCAATCCATGGCAGGATTATGGACGTCGCTAACATGGCCAAAGATACAGAACAATTTAATCAGCAGCAAGAGCTGGCCAACCGCCAGCAGGACGCTGACGAAGCACAAGCTTCATCGGACGAGAAGGCCTCAACCCAACCTTCCGAATAATCCGCAACTGGGAACGCCCGAAAGGACGCACTTATGACTGACGACAACAGTAACGCCTCTAACGAGGAGAGTATTGTCGATATTGACAACGACCTCAACGCTTTCGAAAAGGACTTCTACAACAAGGCTGATGAAAAGAAGCCGGTAGAAACTGACGAAACCCCTGAGGACGAAGTCGAAGACACCGGGGACGATGCCCCCGCACCCGACGAAGACACAGATGCCGACAACGAGTCGGATGAAGACCCTGACGCCGAAGAGGAGTCTGAGGACGAGGAACAGGACGACGATTCTGAACCTGAGCCGAAGGCTAAAGGAAAGGGTAAGAAGTCTTTTCAGGAACGCATCAACGAGTTGACTCGAAAGGCTCGTGAAGAAGAGCGCGCTAAGATTGCCGAACAGCAGGAAAAGCAAGCCCTTCTGGCACGTCTAGAGGCCCTAGAGAAATCTCTCAACAAGGACACCAAGTCCGAGTCTGTTAAGGAGAACCTTCCTCAAGGCGCTCCCTCGCCCGATCAAGTAAACGAAGACGGTGAACCTAAGTATCCACTGGGTGAATTCGATCCTTCATTCATTCGCGACCTGACTAAGTTCACGATTGAAGAAGAGCGTAAGGCAGCCAAAGAAGCCGAGGCTAAAGAAGCCGAGGTCAAGGCTGTCGAAGACGCCAAGAACGAACTCAAGGTTTCGTGGAATACTAAGGTCGACGAGTTCGAAGAAGAAGTCCCCGAGATTCGCGAACACATCGCAGACCTCGTAGACAGCTTCCAGAATCTCGATCCGTCGTATGGTGAGTATCTCGCCATGACGATTATGTCATCGGACGTTGGACCTCAGATTATGGAGTACCTGTCTCAAAATATCGGCGAGGCTCAGAAGATTGTTGGTTCTGGTCCTACTGCTGCTACTCTTGCGATTGGACGCTTAGAAGCTAAATTGGCTCGTCCGGCCCAAGATGAAAAGCCCAACAAGAAGGTGTCTGCCGCTCCCGAGCCTCCGGTAAAGACGACTAAGGGTCGTTCTCCGACTCCGGTTCGTGGCGATACCGAAGACCTAAGTGCCTTCGAGAAAGCATTTTACAACAAGTAACTTGTTTAAAAGCGAAGGCAATCAACAACCAGAAAGGAAAATAGCTAATGGCTACTAATACTGTTGACCAGTCAAAACTGGTCCTCAATGCCTTCGCTGCTACGTTCCAGAATAACCTGCTCGCCGCTGACACTGTCAGTTGGAAGCAGTACGATTCTGAAATGAATGATCGTAACGGACTGAAGGTTTCTGAACAGGTTGGCCCGCGTTACCTCGTGAACTCCACGACTAACGGTGTCGCCGATCTGTCCGCAGGCGTTCAGGATTCGACGTTCGGTTCTGAGCAGTTCGTTGTGAACAAGACCTTTAACGCTTCCATGGGTTGGGGCGATTTCGTGAAGATTCGCGACATCGGTGATGCCCGTGAGTCGGAGGCTCTTCGCAACGCAGCTACTCAGCTTGCTGAGCAAATCGACGCCTACGTTCTTCAGACTGCGGCTTTCGCGGCCAACAACGAAGTCGGCACTGCCGGTAACAACGTTGCCACGTATGCCGACGTCCTGAATGCGTACACGCGACTGAAGGAGGAAGGTGTCGACGACGCTGATCTCCGAATGGTTCTGTCTTACGCTGACAAGCAGGCCCTCGGTACGACCGTGGTTGCCTACACAGCGACTGACAGTCTGTCGACTCAGACGTTCCGTAAGGGCTTCGAGGGTGAAATCGCCGGTCTTCCGACGATGTTTACTCAGCAGCTCTCTAACATCACGCCGGGTACTCGTACCAACGGTGCGGTGAACGGAGCGAACCAGAACGTCTCGTATGCCTCGGTTGCTGTCTCGGGTGCGCCCGGTCAGTACATGACGCAAACGATTGCGGCTGACGGTTTCGGTGCTAACGCGACCATCAAGGATGGTGAAATCTTTACCATCGCTGGTGTCAACGCGTGGGATAACCGACTCCAACAGAGCCTCGGTCGGCTTCAGCAATTCCGCGTCATCGGTGATACGACTGCGGACGGTACGGGTGCGGTTGCCGCGCTTCGCATCTTCCCGGCGATTATCATTGCTGACACGAATAACAACAGTGCCCACCGTACTGTTGACGTGAAGCCCGCTGATAACGCCGTCATCACGTTCCGTGGTACGGCTAGCACGGCTTACAAGCCGCGTGTCCTTATCCAGAAGCAGGCGATTGTGGTCAACACTGCTGACCTCATTACCCCGGCCTCTGATACGGCTCGTCGCCAGCAGTTGACGAAGGTTCCGCTTTCGGTTCGAATGTGGCAGCACAGTGACTTCGCGACGGGTGCCCACAGCATCCGATTCGACGTCGCTCTCACTGCTAACGTCCGTGACCGTCGTCGGATTGTTCGACTGAATGGTGCGTAATTATAATGGTTGGAGGGGGGCTTCGGCTCCCCTCCGATTATTCTGAAAGGTTTGAAATATGTCACGCACTGTTCCTTCTAAGGCTAACGCAGCCGCCCTGCTCACGCTTACAGCCGCTAACGCCGCTGCCGCACCTACGTCTTCAGATATCGACGTAAGCAACTACGGCGGCCTCAATCTTTACGTAAACATTTCGGCAATCACTGGGACTACTCCAACTCTGACTGTTACCGTTCAAGGCAAGGATGACATTTCGGGAACGTACTACACAATCCTCGCTAGTGCCGCCCTTAACGCAACGGGACTTACGGTCCTTAAAGTATATCCCGGACTCACTGCTGCGGCTAACACCGTGGCTAACGACGTCCTTCCGAAGACTATTCGAATCCTAACTGCCATTGGGGGTACTACTCCGGCAGTGACTGCAACTATCTCTCCCGTCTTTATCTAAGGAACATTGAATGTCCGCTAAGCAATTGATGCTCCCTGCCAATAGGGCGTTCGACAGTAATGGATTTCCTGAAGCAGGAGCCACAGTCAAGCTTTACGAGAGCGGGACTACGACTCCTGCTAATTTTTATGCCGACTCTGCCCTCACCATTTCGCTCGGTTCAACCCTGACTGCGAATGCTGCGGGCCGTCTTGTCATACCTGCTTATCAGGACTCTGTGACTCCTTTCCGCATAAAGATTTTCGATGCGGCTGGTGACGAACTAGACGACATTGATCCTTATTACTTCGGGGCCGCTTATTCAGTAATTGAGACTACAGCTTCTACTAACGTAGCGTCACGAACAGCTATGGCGGCGATTAGCGGTGTCGCTGGTGCAGTCGTAAACTTGACTGAAACAAACAGACAAGGTGCCTTCATATTTGACAGCTCTAATCTGTCCGCAAGAGTTACGGCAGACACGCTTCAGGGCATTTACGTCGCCCCTTCGACTGATCCTACCGGAGCATCGGGCGCGTGGGTTCGCATGTTCACCGGCCCCGCCGACATTCGTTGGTTCGGGGCTTCTGCCACTGGAACACCGGCGTCTAACAAGACAGCCATTCAGGTTGCAATCAACGTCGCTGGCTACATCAGCATTCCCGCAGGATACACATTCGCATCGACAGGCGGGATTGTACTTCCGTCTAATGCCTTCATCTGCGGGCCTGGCACCATCGACTTCGATGCTTCGGCAACTACGCACTTGTTCATTCTCGGAGCAGCGACTGGAACTGGTTCTGTCACGGCCTCTACCATCCACATCCTCGGTGTCGATTTCATCTGCAACGACGACATAGCTTTTGCTAACTTCATCCGCTTCGAGAACAGCGGCGGGACCACCGACCGCGTTTTCATTAACGACAACACGATCACGTACTCTGGTGTTCCTTCCACCGGCGATGACAGGTGGTTCGTTGCGGCTTCGTCTGGAACTATCGGCGCGCCGACTTGGAGTAACGTCCAGATTTGCCGGAACACGATTTCCGGCCCGATGCAGCTTGTCGCCAATGCGGCCAACTCCAACTCGAAGCACTGGGAAATTGCACACAACAAAATCTACAACGCTCGGGCAAATGCGATCTTCGTTTCCGCCGGTTCCGGTGTTTCCACGAATCCCGCGACCGCCGAAGATTTCAACATCCACGACAACCAAATCTGGGCCGACGCCTACACGTCCTGCGGCATCCTGATCGGTCTGGACAGCTCCGCTGGCGACCGCGACGTGAACCTCCGTCGCATCCGGGTTGCCAACAATACGATTTACCTTGGCTGGGCGTCGGGGACTTGGGGTATCGGCTTCCGT